GCCACACCTTGCCCTGCGGGCCGGTATCGACCGCCACCCGGTCCCCGGTTTCAAGCCTGCTGAGCGAAGGTGGCAGCTGGAAGCGCATGGCTTCGCCGTCTGCACGCGCGCGGGCCAGCACATCCTGGGCCCAGCCCACGGCGATGTCGCGGTCCGACAGCGCCCGCAATCCGATATCAATGGCGTCGTCGGTCAAAGGATCGAGCCCCAACGCTGACACCGAAGCCGGATTATAGGCACCGTCATCCACGTGGAACTGGACGCGCACCTCGACCGGCTGGGTGTCCTGGGGCTCACGCGACAAGGTTAGCCCCTGACCCTGGCTTTGGTCGCTGTGGGCCAGCGACTGCGCCTGAACCGGTGTTGGAGCCCCGCGCCTGGCATGGGGGACACAGACGACACCGCCTGCACGATCAACCAGATCAAAGCCGAACACAGCCCCAAGGCGGGCAATCTCGTCGCGGGCCCGCGCGCCGCCCACCACCGTAAAGCCAGCCAGCACGCCATCCACGCCCGTCGTATCAAGCGTATCAAGCCCGGCGCGGCTGGCCAGATCTGCAATAATTTCGCCCACCAAAGACTGGCCAGCCCGACCGGTCAGCCAGTGGCCCCGCCGCCAGTTCGGACCATCGCTCCACACATCCTCACGGGATGGAAATTCAGGGAAGGGTCGCGCATCCCAGGTCCAGACATGGCTGTGGGTCAGGTCCAGCATGTTAGCCCCGTAAACGCTGGACACCGGATTGGCCTCGCCCTGCCAATGACCTAGCAGCGCCTCGATATAGCGTCGCTGGATCAGATCATCGCGTACGCCGGTGGAATAATAGGGCGCGGTGCTTTCTGCGCTTTTGGGGTCCAGGAAGACATTGGGCTGATTAGCCCCCTTGTCGACGGCCGGGCAGCCCAGCTCCACCAGGCGCACGGGCTTTGATTGTGGCACCCAGCCTGTAGCCGTGCTCTCACGCACCCCGCCCGGGCGGTTATGGTGCGGCTGGCTCCACCAATTGCGCAAATCCTTGTAGCGCCAGACCCAGGGCTCTCCATAGGCACCGTCGCTAATGGCGGTGCGCAGCTGCGCGTCGCGGTCAGCCTGGCTGGCATAGAACCAGTCAAACCCCTCCCCGCCTTCCACATTGGCCCCAAGATAGTCGCGGTCGTGGATGGACGCCGCCCCGGCCAGCGCGTCCAGGTGCGCGTCGCCCTCGCGCCAGTCAGACAGCGGCGCATACCAGTCGATGCCGACAAAATCGATATCGGCTGAAGCCCAGAGCGGGTCGAGATGAAAGAAGCGGTCCCCTGATCCATCACCGGGCGCGTGGCCGAAATATTCCGACCAGTCCGCCGCGTAGGACAGCTTGACGTCCGGCCCCAACAGGGCGCGCACCTCAGCGGCAAGGGCAACCAGCTTTGCCACGGCCGGGTAGTGGACGGCACTGTCACGGATCTGGGTCAAGGCCCGCATTTCCGAGCCGATGATGAAGCTCTCCACACCGCCTGCAGCCTTGGCGATCGCGGCATGGTGCAGGATGAAGCGGTTAAAGCCCCACTCGTCAGGCCCGGTATAGCTGATCTGGTCACCCGATACGGTAAAATCGGCTGCACTGGCGCTGCCGAAAAAGGCGTCCACCTGGGCGCTCGCCGCCGCGGTCTTGTCCACGCTGCCCAACTCGCCCGGCGCCGGATCGCAGGTGATGCGACCACGCCAGGCAAAGGCGGCCTGCTCCACCCCGCCATAGGGGTCTGGCAAGCCGTTCCCGGCCGGAATATCCATCAAAATAAAGGGGTAGAGGGTGACTTCCTGCCCACGCGCAGACAGCGCCCGGATGGCCTGGATCACCGTCTCATCGCTAGGCGTTCCACCGAAGACCGGTTGACCCTTGTCCTGGCTGACCAGCCGTGCGGTATGGCGATCCAGCCCCGCCACAGCCCAGCTTAACGGGTGGGTGTCCTTGTTGTCGGTCTCAGCGCGCGGAGTGAGCGTGCAGTGCTGCGCGCGCAGATCATCCCCGAACCAGGCCGTCACCAGCGCCACCGACCCGCACCTGGGCAGGCGCGCCTGAAGGTCATCTAAAGCCGCATCCAGATCACAGCTTGCCCGTGTGGTGTGATGGTTTTCCGGCTTGTCCTCACCTTCCCCCAGCGCGCGCATGACCGCGCGGTCGGCATAGGCAAATTCGCCGGAGGACGGGATCAGGCACACGCCCTCAATGCGGGCCTCCATGGCGTCAGCATTCTGGTCGACAGGGGCGATCACCTCAAAGCTGAGATTGGGGATCCGATTGCCGAAATCCTCCAGCGGCAAGTCTTCAAACACCACGTAGGCCAGGCCGCGATAGGCGGGCACATTGCCCGCGCCCTCCACCGCCTCCATCAGCGGATCAGGCCCCTGTTCGGCAGACCCCGGATGGTAGCGCCAGACAATGTCCTGAAGCGTCAGCTCTTTGCCATCAGCCCAGATCCGGCCAATCCCGCCAATTTCGCCCTCACACAGCCCGACCGCAAAACTGACCGAATAGCTGTAATCGGTGACCTTCGGGCCGCCGCCCTTACCGCCACCGGCTGAGCGTGTGACCGAGGTCTCGTTGAACCGGGCAGCCCAGATTAGCTGACCGGCCAGGCGCATCCGCCCGTAGACCAGCGGGACCGGTGCGCCTTCGGTTGAAGTCTGGATCTCAAGCTCTGCGGTGCGCGGGCCATCGGTTGTCCCGGCGAACAGGTTGGAGATCTGGCGCTGCACCGTGCCGGCGATATAGGCGGTGGCGACACGTGCTGCGGTGGTGATGAGAAAATTAGCCATGGAAGTGTCCAGTCAGGGGCGCGGGAAAGCGGAAGACGGCGCATCGTCGGCGCAGCCACCAGCGGCCCAGCCCGGTTTCACACACGCTGCGGCCTTGCCAGGCGTGGATCATGGTTTCAGGGCCGCTCAAGACCGCGCAATGCTTGGCCGGGCAGTCCGGCGCAAAGCGAAACAGGATGACATCGCCTGACCCCGCGGCCGTGATTGCGATGGGAAACAGATGGGTTTGCGCAGCCTGAAGCAGGGTCTCCGACCCGCCGCGCTCAGCCCAGTCGGCCGTGTAGTGGGGAAGGGTTTCAGGCTCCGCGCCATGGAGCGACCGCCAGATCCCGCGCACCAGGCCCAGGCAGTCCGCACCCTCGCCCCGGGCCGACGCCTGATGGCGGTAGGGTGTCCCGATCCAGCGGCGAGCCTCGGCGACGATCCGTAGTTCAAGCTCGCTCATCGTGCGCTGCCATCGCGAATGTCTTCTGAACCGGCGTGGCGCAGCATGAGGTCATTGCCCGGCATGTGCGGGCAGCCGCGGAAATTGACGGCGTTGGCAAAGCGGTCCCGGCAGGTTTCAAAGCGCTTGTCGCAGCCCGCTGTCAGACGCGCGGTGTCGGCGATTCCGGGCGTTTTGGCCGGCGCGGGATCCAGCTCCACGACCCGTGTGCTGCCGGTCACCCGGTCCACCCGCACACGGTGGCGCGATCCGGCATTGTCACCGGTCAGCCAGGTGAGCTGACCCAGCTTGAACGCGCCTTCCGCCTCGGCTCCTGCGCCGGTCAGTTCGACGCCCGAGGCGCTCAGCACAGCGCTGACCGTGACGGTGTGTACAAAACCGCCCGCCTCCAGGTCGACACCGCAGCGCCCGTCGCCCAGTTCAGCATCGCAGCGCTTCGAAAAGACCCTCCCGATGCGGGCATTCAGCCGCGCAGACAGACCAGACACTTCGGCCTCAAACCCGGTGGCCGAGCGGCTGACAGCACCCAGCTCGCCGGTGAAGGTCTGGAAAAACAGGCTCGGCTCGCTCCAGTCGACGCGGTAAAGCTTTACGCTTGCGCGGTCCCAAAGCCCGTTATCAAGGTCAGCGTCGGTGATCCGCTGTGAATTGAGCGCGC